ACACAATCTACATATATTTAGACGTGGAATAGCTAGACTCTTTCCACTCGTCCGGTTCGTTAAGATATAACGATTGGATATAAGATTCAGTTAACCGAACAAACTGAACATTTCTTTGAGCACACTCCTCTTCTAACTTATCTACTGATTCTTTCCATATATCATAATGTAAATACATTTCTCTTTGAAAACTGTGCATTTTATCTCGTAATACATCGTCCATAACTTTTGTAGAATCATACCAAGATAACGAAGAATATATAGTGTCTAAATCTAACGGGCACACTATTTTATTTAAACGAGGGTGGAACCTAAAAGATCTTTTCAAAAACGTAATGTCTTTAAATGACTCATAAGCTTCTGTTATCACTCCTTTAACTGACGTTGTACACGATAAACCAATACTATTAAAAAATTCTAGCATAGTAAGTGCGTTCAAATTGTCATCACTAACTAAACAGGCATTTAATGTGTCATCTCCATAAACTAAATCAACTATGTCAGAAAAGAAACCTGAAACAGTTTTCTTTTTAGAGAATCGGAAATACCACATACCTTTATAAAATTTATTCACTAAACTATTATATATAGCAGTCAAAAAACTCCCACTAGGCATAGAATGATTAGTCATATAAACGTCATCATTAACACCCACGAAAGTATAAACAAGACAATTTAATAAAAATTCAGCTACTATACGATTTGAACCAACATACTTTCCCATCACTACTTCATTAACTTTAGTTTGAACTTGTGCCAACATACTACCGTCCCAAAACTTAATATCATTAGCCCATGATTTATCTCGGGCAACGCCAATCGAATCATAAATTTTATCCCACTCTTTAAAAGGGTTAATACCTACAGATATCCCATGAAACTTTCTAGTGCGCATTAAATTTTCAACAAATTTACCAAAGTACTTCTTTGTCAAAACTTGTATATGAATACGAGCTATTCTAAAACTACGAGGAACTCCTTTTTTAGTAACTGATCTTAATTCATCTTTTAAGGACTCTACCCACATAATATCATCTAAAGATATTTCTCCATTCATTATATCTTCTTCTAATTTCGACAACTCCTCTTTAAAAACTGGTGTAAAACATTTATTTTCAAAATCAATGTATGCGCTCTTATCTTTCTGAGTGTTATAACCATTACTAGAGTCTTTATTTAAGCCAGCCAACATTTCGTTACCTTTAACTATCTCTTCTTCTGAAATAACATCAAACTGATCTATTATGCAGTCTATAACTTTAGCAGCAAACTCAATCTCATTGTTATTAACATCTCCTATAGCGCTAAATGATTTTTTCGCAACGTCTTTTATTGTGTGTTTCCCAAAAACTTGTAAATTAGCTGGAACACGACTAATAGGAAATGAGCCATGTAAAGGAGAAGGTATAATTTTAGAAGAAGAAGGTGTACTTAAAAACACCTTCTTATCAATTTTAATGCCGCTAAAATTTGGTATACTCTTTTGACTAATTTCTTCGTTCAACAAAAATTGGTTATCCTCTTTTAATGTGTTTGCTATAACATTAATTGTACTATTAGACCAAAACAAAGCAGCTCCTATTCCTACAGTTGGACTACCTGCAGAGTGCATACCCAAAACGCCGTTATCAACGTCAAATACTACACTACCACACGCTCCAGGTCGTTGAAATTTATAAAAAACATCTTTTTCAGCACTCAACTTCCCTATAAAATCTGGAACTCCGTTCTTATATTTAAAAGACCAACTATCTGTTGTTTTAAAATTTGACGCTATACTATGTAATGGAATTATTTCAGTGTTAACTAAATAAGTCTTAGACATATTAACAACTCCTATTGGTTTTATTTTAAAATGTCTGGATAAATTCTTAAATGGGGTTGCCATATTTATGGTACTTCGCAATATTACTACATCATCTTCATTATTCCTATATATAACCTTATATTTACAATGATCATACAAAATATGATTCACATTTTTGTCTTTATATATTGTGACATAAACTTCGTTTTCTAACACAGAATGAGAATTTAAAACTATACAATGCCCTGAAACCAAACCATGAGTCTCTATTGATGCGTCAGGATTATGGATATCCATGCAAAAAACTTGTTTTGCCAAATGATTTAAAGATGGGTGCAAATCAACTTGCCCAACGAATAACCCTGTGCGACTTTCACGCTCCCTCTTAAATATTGTGGCAACGATAGAAACCATAAACGTAATAATTAAACATATTAAAATTTTAGGGTCATGAAATGAAAAATCAAAATTCTTAACAGCTTCATATGATGTCTTAGCTATCTTACCAATATACTCGTACATGCTATTAATAACCTCTCCTATATAAGACATAAAGCCCGTTTGTGTTTTTGGATCTAAATCTTCAGTCATAGACAAAATAGGAGAAATTTTAGGTTGTTGTCCCAAACTCTCAATATATTCATTATAGCGATCATCTTCATCTTCATCACTACTACTATCTGAAATAGAAAAATCACTATCAGTAGTATAACAACCTAACATAGAATTAAATAAACGATCTCCATGAGGAGTGGCATCATAATATCGATCTAAATCGCCAGATTGGCCAAAAAATCTTCTATAACTATCTATCTTCTCTAAATTAGTTGACATATCGTTTTCTAATCTTTGCTTCTCTTTAACTACTGAAATTATTCTAACTATATCGGTCATCCATGCTGATACTTTTATTAATTGTTCTGTATCATTGGGATTTAAAATAAGAGCAAAGCCTATTTTAAAACCAATTTCATTTAAGTATTCAATAACATCTTTGGGAAAACCTGCAGCAAAATTACTCATACCGGGATTACTTGTTAAATTAATGGAACTAGTGTTTCCAGTAAAGTGCATAAACTTTATAGTGCCACTTAATCGCCCACCAATTCTCACACAATCAAAATAAAAAACATAAGCCCTTCTCCACAAAGCTGTAATCTCGTCTATACAATCACTTTTGGATAAACCAGTTAAATTAATAAACTTGTTTGTGGTAACTAAAATTTTATCACTATTAAAAAACTTTGTATCTTTTAACGACGCCTCTGCACAATCTAATGGCAACTTAACAGGAGAAACCATATTTATAATAGTTCTCCATTGACTAATTCCTTGCTGGCCAACATCGTCCATAACAAAAATTGGCTCGTTATTATACGAATCATACCAATCCTTTCCATCCATTACACTTTTAACATTATGGTAATACACTGCTTCTCTCAAACTAGAAACTACATTGTTCATGAGTACAGACTTTAAAGTGCCAGGTTTTCCTTCAAAAACGAAACAACTAGGCTCAACTCTTAATGCATTTTCATAAGACGAAAATATTTTCTCCACTCTTTTAATTTTAGCTCTACCTTCGTTCAATGAATTAGATCTTTTAACCCATTCTAAATATTGGGAACTATCCTCTAATTCCTTATTATAAGTACGAAAAGACAACCGAAAACTACTATCTGTTGCTAAACGAGGCTGAGCAATTACTTTATCAGCCATTGATAAAACTTTTTTAAATTTAAAATATACTCCATAATCACGAAATGCATTAAAATATTCTGAAATATCTTTCTTAAAAGCGTCACTAATAGGTAACTTGCTAAT